CTTTATGTAGAGACTATGTCTTTTTCAAACAAAACCTTAAAATTCTCGTCATCGCGGTGAATATGTTTAAACATAAAATAATTTAGTTATAGAGATGTACCCACCTGATTGTATATTTTTATTCGATGACATATTCACTGCTGAGGAGTGTGATTATATAACAGATATTATAAACAAACACGCGGTTATAGACCGAGAAGTGTATGAACCATCGAAAAATGTTCTCGCGGATAGTGTAAATATCGCGGAGATTTTGAATAAAGGTGAGAAGAAAGTTTGTAATCTCATAATGGATAAGATATTACATATCTGTAATACTTTTAAAAAAGAATATAACATATCTATGAGTGGTTTTGCTACACCCAGTTTAAGAAAAATAAAAGGACCAACACGGTTACATGAAGATGGTGTAGTTACGAAAACAACACAAGATGGATACTGTAAAGTTTCCGAAATAAGAAACATGAGTATCATAATAGCTCTTAATGATGATTACAATGGAGGTGAATTATGCTTTCCAGAACATAAACGAGAAATAAAATTAAAAATGGGACAAGCTGTGGCATTTCCGCCGTATTGGACACATCCACACTACACAAATGAATTAAAAAATGGTACAGTAAGATACACTGTAAATTGCTGGACGTATAATGGTAATTAAGTATCAATCTATATTCTAAACTCTAACCCCTCGTCTGTGAATCTCCATGCCGTACCTCGACTTTCAAACCGTGTTGACAATGTGTCTCGTGATTTTCTATCAACTCACACGGAATGTGTTGTATCTTCCGGCGTAATATTTTTGGTACCCTATTATAAATGCGAGTCCACGTCGTGGGTGCCGGACCCACAGGCATGTCTGTCGCGTGGGAACTTCTCAGGTCCACGGATCATGAGGTCATCGTATACGACCGCAAACCATCAGCGGGTGGTTCGTGGTGGGAACCAGAAACAGAGACCCGTGATTTACACGCACACAGAATCGTGTTTGATAACGCCTTCGTAAACACCGATAGTCTCTTCAGGGAAATGGGAATCGAATGGGACGACATGTTTCAGCCCGCGAAGACGGATGTTTACAAAACCATATTTAAAAGTCTCGGTATACAAGATTATCTCACACTCACAGCACTCGCGGGTAAAGTCCTCGCGAGACAATCCAAATACAAATCCATATCACTTAAAGACGCTATTGGGTCACTCACGGAATCGGGTGAACGACTCATACGTACTATTACATTTATCATGGACGGTGTTGACTGGGAAACCATGTCGGCATACGAGTTCGTGAATAATTTCGACCACGTGGGACTCTCTAAACAATACACTCAACGTGTTTCTGGTAAAGTCATGTGTGACGCCATGCAGACCGCACTCTTAGAAAATGGTGCCACGTTTATGTTTAATACCCACCTAGAAGACGTGAATTATCTCGAAGATGGGTACGAGGCGACTTTCGCTGATGGTGTAAAAATAAACGATGGTCTCCTCGTGGTATGCGTGGATAACAGTAAAGCACTCGAACTCGTGGGTGACAATTGGGGCGAAGATGTATCCAAAAAAATAGGTCCGAGTACATACGGGTGTATAAACGTGTTACTCGACTACGACGAACCAGTCACATTACCATCCGACCTCGAATTTGGTATGAACACAGAACTCCGATTACAACCAGTGGTCTTATCCGACGGAAAGACCGTCTCGTGTGTCATATGTGACCTCACGGAAGACGTGTTAACTACACATCCAGATATACTTAAACCCGAGGTGATTCGTCAACTCAATATTCCAGAACCTAAGAATGTACGCATAGGATGGGGTGCTGATTGGAAAGATGGAAGATGGGTATTCGAACAATCATCGGGTGTTTTGAGTCTTCACGGACAAGTCCCTTTCTTCGGTCAAAATAAACACGTGGCTTTGTGTGGTATGATGTCTCCTAGAAATACACCTTACTCGAGCATAGAAGCATCCATAGAAGTGAGTCGTACTTTTTGTAAACAGGAATTCAATACCAGAGGCCCTTTACAACCTATACGAGTCACACTCGTGCTATTCGTACTTATAGCTTTAATTCTAATCACCATATATACCAGGAAATCATGATTCCCATGGAATGTGAAGTATACGAACCCATGTATGAATATAACGACAAAAAGTACATGCGCGTAGTCGTGAATGACAGAACGCGTGACTACATACACGGACTTCAAGAGAGCAAATCAAGATTTATCATGAACAAACAAAAAGTAGACGACCCACTCGAGGGAAATGTTTTAACAATAAAAGTACCATTCAGATACAGACGCGTGATGTGTACCGTCGAAGGTAACACACCCGTGCAATCTCTAGCTAAGGGTGACAAAGTCAAAATATTAGTAAATTTTAGTGGCGCATGGAATGTCGCCAATCACAGTGGATATGCTTGGGTGATTAAGACGATTCAGACTCCTCCTCTTTCTTCTCCGGAATATCAATCTCTTCCAAACCATTCTCCTTGAATCCCAAGAATACACGGAGACTTCCTTGAAGTCGGTGAAGTTCCTGGTATGTCGTTTCGACGGCTTCTTGGAGCTTCTTAATGTTTTCTTCAACGTTAAGCTTTGGCATCTTGTATGTACTCTATTAAAGTTTGTAATCTTTAATACAGTAGAATGCTCACAAGGAGTGGATACATAATTAACAATCCACTACCCGAAATAAAAAAAGAGCTCACGGTAAGAGCCATAGTAAATGATGACTTCGGATTCCCTCCACCACCTTTTAAGGTATTTAGACCAACTAAGAACGGAATCTGCGTTCCAAGATACTATGGAATTAGTAAAATGGGAGAACCTCATGACGACAAAAGACCAGAACCCGTTCGAATCAGTGTGCGTTTCAATGGAACGCTCCGAGACGCAACGCATCAGAACGCCGCACTTGCTGCGGCTATTGATGCGGGTCATGGAGTCCTCAGCCTTCCGTGTGGGTATGGGAAGACCACCGTTTCGTTAGCCATCGCGTGTAAACTTGGATACAGAACAATGATTGTCGTGCACAAGGAATTCCTCGCAAATCAATGGGAAGAACGAATCAAACAGTTCTGTCCGGGTGCGACCATAGGTCGAGTTCAACAAAACAAAAAAGAAGTTGACTGTGATTTTGTGATAGCCATGTTACAATCGCTCTCACTGAAAGAATATTCATTCGGTGATTTTGATAGCGTTGGTACGCTCATAGTAGATGAAGCACATCATATATGTGCAAAGGTGTTTAGTCAATCCTTATTTAAGATGTGCCCCAAACACATATTTGGTTTATCAGCGACGCCAAACAGGAAAGATGGACTCACGAAAGTGCTTCACTGGTTTATGGGTCCTACATTTTTTGCCGTGGAACGAGAAAATCAACAGCAGGTCGAAGTGTTTCCGATAGAGTTTGAGTGTGCGCGGTTCAGAGACCCTCCACCGTGTACTCGATTTGGGAAATTATCACTCTCGACTATGATCACAGAACTGACAGAAATGCGCGAACGAAACGCGATGCTCGTGGGTCTCATCAAGCGTATCACACAAAGCACGAGACAATTACTTGTGTTAAGTGACCGCCGTCAACACTGCATGATGTTGCATCAGTGTTTTCCAAATAATTCGGGTCTTTACATGGGGGGTATGAAAGAAGCCGATCTCACAGAATCGAGTACGAAAAAGATAATATTTGCAACTTTTAGTCAAGCACATGAAGGTTTGGATATACCTTCTCTGGACACGGTTATTCTCGCGACGCCCAAATCAGACATAGTACAATCCATAGGTCGCGTCATGCGCGAAACAAAGGGAAAAAAGAATAACCCAAACATCTACGATATTTTTGATCAATGGTCAGTGTGTCACGCCATGTATAACAAGCGTCTTCGTGTCTATAAACAGGGTGGTTTCAAAATGCCCAAAGTAAAACCCGAAGAACCCGATGCATTCGCGCGGGGTACGTGTTTGATAAATTTGTAGTGTAATATCAGAATGTCACGCGATAAGAGGAGATATCATGAACGTCTAAGTGATTTACAATATCGTAATTTGACGTTAGATGACGTGACACAAGCCGGTAACCTAACAACAAGAGGCGCATATTTTGACGGAGACTTGGAAGCGACTGGATACGTGAAGGGCGACGCAATACACCTTACCAATTTACCATCCGTGACAGCTGTGACTGGTTTAACGCTCGACGATGTTGTAACAAATGGTAACGTGTGTACAGTGAGTGGAGCTAAATTTAATGGAGACTTAGAAGCGTCTGGATTCATAAAAGGCAACGGGTCTCTACTCACAAATCTAGGATACATGACATCAACGGGTCTCGATGATGCAACTGCACAGGGTAGTTCAACAAATCGTAAAATTAGTTTTACAAACGCCGTGACTTCGCTCGAAACGTCTGGAAATGTACTCGTATCCGGAAATGTGACGTGTTCCCAACCACTCAAAGGAAATGGTGAATTTTTAACGGGTGTGGCCAATAGTTACAATTTATCCCTAGTAAATACGTCCGTAACGTCCGTCGAAGGTAAGAAAATAATAACAAATACGTCGAGTCTAACAAATGTAACTCAAGGTGATATACTCATATCGACGGTAAACGGTACACTCGGTAAATTACCCATAGGCGCAAATGGAAAGGTATTATATTCAAATCCCACGTCCTTACAACCCGAATGGAAAACATTCACGGACATATTTAACGTATCTAGTAGAACCTCAACACTCGAATCTAAAGCTATATTTGCGGGTACACCCAATTTATCGTCTCTCACCACGGGTGATATATTATATGGATACGCGAATAACGATATAAGAAGATTATCAAGAGTAACGACCGCACCTAATACACATCTAACTTACGGTGATTATGGTACCGGGTATGGACGGCTATTACGCATGGATGAATGGGGTGAAAATGTCATGTGGTTACACCCGAGTAACTACACACAAAACTCTGGTAATTACCCACTATTAGAAAGCGGTACATCTGGTACATTGAATTATATTACAATAGAACTCCGAACAGATAAAATACTTCGTTCTATTAACTTTAATCGAATACCTATAGCATCAGGTGCAGCTCCATCTGACCTTTTATTTAGTTTACGTTTTAACGATAGTATGTTCTATTCAGAAAATGGTCGTTCATATTCTGGAACTGGTAGTACAAAACATCCATCCGGTATAAAATGGAAATTATATACACAGGGTGACCTATATGCAAATTATATACATGGTGATGGAAGTAAAATGGTATTTCCTACAGGCTCGATGACAACTCCTGGTGGATTAACTTTTAATGCATCTGGATCATCACAGTTGGGAAAAGCCGGACAATTGCTTGTGTTTAGTGATAAACGTCGTAAATCTAAAATAAAAGCCATGTCTAAATCACTCGACACATTATCTAAATTGGTACCAAAATTATATGAAAAAGAAGGAAAACGCGAATCTGGGTTCATAGCACAAGAGATGTATTACGGTGTTAGGGAAATGCGACACATCGTGTGGCCGGATAGAGATGCCAATCCGAATGACGATGCACCCGAACCTAATTACTCCGATTGGGGGAAACGTCACGCGTGTTTGAGGTATCTCCATTTCATAGCATACGTTGTAAAATCCATACAGGAACTCAGGGTGCGCATAGAAAAATTAAAAAAATAATAAACAGTAATTTTAGAATGTCGTGTTCATCGAAGGGTCGTTCGTATAGGAAATTATATGATACTATCCCGATTCCACCAGCAACTCTCGGGAGTGTGGTAAATGAAAGTAATACGGCGACGATAGGTGCGAAATTTGGTGGTGACTTAGAAGCGACTGGATTCATAAAAGGTGATGGGTCTCTACTCACGAATCTACCAAGTGCACCGACAGTTACGTTAACCACTGTGTGTAACAATAACAACGTAGCGACAATAGGTGCAGTTTTTCAGGGAGACTTAGAAGCGACTGGATTCGTAAAGGGTGATGGGTCTCTACTCACGAATTTACCTGCACCTACACTTCAACAGGTAACTTCCCAAGACGCCGTAACAAACGACAAAGTAACATTTTCAAACCCGGTAACATCACTGGAGACGAGTGGAAATGTCGTTGTCAATGGAAATGTTACGGCACTCGAATTCTTTGGTGATGGTTCGGAGCTCACATCAATTGTACCACAATCACAATTAGATGATAACTCGTCGCGAATAAACACACTCAATCAAAAAGTCATCATCACGAACACGAATGGGATCACCACAAATTTTACAAAAGGTGACATGTTATATGCATCCTCCGCGGGTAATTTATCAAAGCTCGCTATAAGTTCTACACAAGGCGATGTATTGTCCGTAAACGCATCGGGTGTACCCACTTGGGGTGCATCACCGAGTGTCTCATCTCTTGATAATAGAATATCATCACTCGAAGGAAATCTCATGGTCACTTCAACGACTGGTATTACTGGGTTTACCACAGGTGATATACTCTATGCATCCGGAACAAACACACTGACACGATTACCAAAAGGGGCAGCTGGGCAATTTTTAGCCATAAATAGTTCCGGTATACCCAGTTGGGTCAATGGACCTGGTGCGTCTACACAATTCATCACAGAATCTTATACATCCAGTACAATCGGGAGAATTGGATTTCATAATACGAATCCGCTACACGCTATTTCATTTGGTACCAGTTATTATGATGAAGACATAGACAATACATCCGCAAATTTAGTTATAACTGGTAATGTGTATGCTGAATTTTACTACGGGGATGGTTCGGGTCTCACAAACCTCAATTTGTCTCAGACATCCGATGCGAGAGCTAAATCAAACACAGAGATCATAGTCAATTCACTCGACACACTTTCTAAACTCAATCCAGTCATGTATGTCAAAGACGGTCTAGAAGAATCTGGTTTCATAGCACAAGACATCTATTACGATGCCCCCGAATTGAGACACCTCGTCGAACTCGGTAAAGATGCAAAACCAAATGAAACAAAGAATGAACCCAATTACGAAGATTGGGGTGAAGAACACGCAAAACTCGATTACGTGGGTCTCATCGCATACACGGTCGCGGCTATAAATGAACTACGAGAAATGGTCGATGAACTTGAAAACGCTTAAATTAATCTGTTTTTACCAGTCACATGATATGCGAATGGTAAAAATAGTTCGTTTACTTCTTAATGGCGTCCATCGCGGCGAGTGCAACCACACCCGCGATAAAGAACAAAACGACGTAATTCGTTTCAGTGTCTTCTGTGCGAGTCTCTCCTCTGGAAGAAGGACGAGATCCGGTAGATGGCGCATACATCCGAGGAAGCCTGGGTGGCGGGTCTTCCTCAAGGGGACAGTACCCTATCATTTATACTCTATGTTTACAAATTTATTTCTACTGACTTTTTCTTACGACCACGTTTACCCTTTGTCGTGGTCGACACTTTCACCTCTTTGACATCGCTGTCCTCTTCGTCATCATCGGCTGGACCTTCGACGATGTCCGAAATCGCATCATCGTCGTCATCGTCAATCGATGGAATGGGTTCAGGTGCTGTGGTAGACATAGGTGGTGCGGGTGGCATCATAATGTTACCCATCAAACTTGAAATATCGACGCCTGGGCCCTTCATTTCGTACTGGTTACCACCCGATGGTTCGCTCGATGGGGCGTCCACAGCACTTCTTGGTGTCGTGTTTTTCACAGCATCGACCATGTTTTGAACGAGTCCTGGATTTTGCTTCAAGATATCATTCATATTGGGCATGACTGACTTGAACATACTATTCGTCAAGTGGAACATCATCGCTGAACCACCGAGCATCATGATGAGCTTGACTTCTGGAGCAACGTGCATCTTCGTCCTGTACTTGACGTATAACTCTTCAAATACTTCATCGTAGTCGTCAACGTTTTCCATTACATTTTCGGACCAGCCTTCGAGTTGTATTTCGAAGGGGTTGTATTTCTTGTTCAAAAACTCGAGCCCAGTCACACACGCAATCAGCATACGACGAGAGAACTTAATAGAGCGGTCGACGTCAATGCTATACGTGATTCGCTTCACTTCCGTACGCAAATCGTCAACGTTCGAGTATACATTGAGTCGTTTGTTCACCGAAAATCCCTTCTTTTCGAGACGACCAAGTTTATTGACAAGGTCTGCCTTCTCTTCATCGATAGATTTATACCCAGGCGATGGTCGCTCTTCTTCTTGTATCGCATAATCACCTTGCATGTACTGTGGCTGTTCCATCTCTTCTTCGTCGTATTCGCCGTAATCAACGGGTTCTTCTTGGTGTTGTTGTGGAGCCGACTGCTTAGTCGGGTTGGCAAACGCATCGATGTCTTCTTGCATCGTTGGTTGTGGCTGTGGTTTGTATACCGTCGGCTGTGGGACGCGCCGCGAAGAGCGTGGACGGGGCGCCTGAATTTCAATCTCATCCATCAACGCCTGTTCATTGTCATCAAGCTTCATGACATTCCCAACGCTCCGGTCGAGTGATATTTCTCCGTCCATTACTCTGTACTTTGAAACTAATTCAAATTCTTTAACGCACTTTATAAAAAATATTGCATACATAATAAATGATGAAACTCAACGCCACAAACCGAAACACCCTTAAGGCGATTGCTTTGATATGCGCACTCCTCTCGGCGTTGATGGTGATGTTCCCCCGACGAAGAAGTGGTTACCAGCCCAGACCAATCAATCTTGAAGTCGCCCCCGAAGGCGCGGTCGAATCCATTTTTGATTTGGAACACAAGATTGAATGTGTACCAGGTTCGAAAGAATCCGCGTACTACACCAAGTCGTTGACCCCAGGTGGTATCTGTGGCGACCAAGAATTCGTCAAGAAAAGCGCGGACGCGAAGATTATCGGTGGAATCGGTGGATCTTTAATATAATGTATTAGTAATGACTACTGTGAATACGGTTCGGCAAGTTTTACCAGATTTTGAATACGAGTATCATACCATCTCGGTCGATACCATCGGTCAAGATAGCAAAAACACTTTCACTGTGCACTTGACGCAACCAATCGAAAACATCGTACAGGCTCGTCTTTTGGCGGCTCGTGTCGATGCATCCGGCTCCAATGTATGCCATATCTCAGTGGATGAATTGAATACGAATTATTCCCAAAGAACGTCTAATGTGTACGGTGGTCAGGGGGACATGACTGTACTTAACAGAGGGTTCGGTACGGTGATACAGGACGGGTCAAATCCAATCATATTTAAGGATGATTATGACGTCACCACACAATATATGACTCCGGTGAGAAAGGTTGATAGATTGAGTTTTACACTCAGAGATGAAAACGGGGTCACGACAAGTGATGGCACCGATAACTTTTTTATTTTCAGATTTGTTTGCAAGAATAAGAATTTGCCCTTCATTGAATCGGGGCGCTAGGTACGTGTATTTTTTACCTTTATGTATTATAAATGTCGGCGGGAGTCGTGCAATTGATAGCCATAGGTGCTCAAGATGAACACATCATGGGTGAACCTGAGATATCATTCTTCACGTCGACATTCAAACGGCATTCAAATTTTTCACAGTCCGTAGAGAAACAACTCATGCAGGGTAATGTGAAAAATAACGCTATGACATCCGTAAAATTCGACAAAACTGGTGATATGCTTGGATACTTGTATATCACAGTAGATGATAACAATCAATCTATAGACATAACAGACTGGACCCAAGTGATAGATAAAATTGAACTATACATAGGGGGGCATCTCATCGATTCTCAAGATTCGGTATTTACGGAGAAAATCGCTATAGATACATTTGCGCAGAATGTGTCTAAGAGCTCAAACGGCCCACATCCAGGTATAAGCTCTAAATCATACTTTTATCCACTTCGATTTTTCTTTTGTGAAGGTCCTCAGTGCGCACTTCCACTCGTGGCATTGCATTATCACAACGTAGAAATACGTATTCACTGGGGGAACGCGGTCGGAAACTACAATTATGAATTGTATGCGAATTATTACTATCTCGACAACGAAGAGCGCGGAAATATAGTTTCTCGTAACCACGAAATGCTCATCACACAAGTACAAAAAAACATACCATCGGGTGAATTGGATCAAGAACTCATATTTAGTCATCCAGTTAAATATATCGCCTCTTCGGATACATCATCCAATGGTGCACTTACATCCATATCAAATCGAGTTAAGTTAAACATAAATGGCCTCGATATAGGAAACTTTAGATGGGCGAAACCACATTACATAGACGTCATGGCATATTATCACACGAATTATGTGACTTCCCCGGATTTCTTTATGTATTGTTTCTGTCTCTTAACAAGTTCTTTACAGCCCACAGGTACTTTAAATTTTAGTCGCCTCGATAACGTGAAAATTATAAGTGAGACTTTACCAATCACACACCCTATATATGCGGTTAACTATAACATTTTGAGAGTTGAAAATGGCATGGCCGGTTTACTATACGCGAATTAAAATACAATAGTATATTAAATGGTTAAGAATTCCGGTGTGAATCAGCCTACTGATATGGTGCGCCTCGGGCGATACGTTGATTCAGAACAGCCCAGAAACTCCATTGTGTTTAATGCCTCAGAAAACAAAATTCGTGATATCAAACACAGCGGATTATACATAAGTCCAATACGTAATGCGAGTGCATCGAACTTACTTGCGTATGATTCGATCACGAAGGAAGTCGTCGATATAGGAGGCACGAAACTAAAACTCGACGAACTACAAGTAAAAAATTTAGACGTGTTAAATCTCACGACGCTCAACGAAGAACACGTGTATACACCTGTATTAGAAATAGGTGAAGGGTGTAAAACCACAGAAAACGTGGGTGTAGACATGCACGGTATAAAGCTCATGCACACGAAGAGTGACGGGTGTTTATCTATTAATGCGAACACAAAAATAGATGGGTCCATCGAAGCGACGCAATTTGTGGGAGACGGAGGTCTCTTATCTAACGTGCAATATGATCTGAATGTAGAGATAGGCGAAGTCGTGGAAAATCTACAAATACTCGGCGAACTCAAGGCTGATGGTGGACTCCTGTCTAATATTACAATCGACCAAATCACAGATTTTAATGATTATTTTAATACATTAGATGTATCAAATGACATAAATGTCGGGAGATCGTTGTATGTAAATAACCGTATCCACACGAAAGGAAATATAAACGCAGATGGAAAAATTATCGCTCCATCTTTTCATGGAGATGGCACTACACTCAATGGGGTCGCCAAAATAACTGATGTTGATGCGACAAATGTACGAGTATCAAAATTGGAATCAAATATACCGCGTTTTGAACCAATTGAAAAAGACATTCCATTTCTACAAAAACAAATTGACAAACTTCGGGTAGAATTACCACGAATTGATACACTTGAAAAAAATACGTCAATGCACGAAAATGCCTTATCTGTTTTAGACCCAAGGATAACCAAACTCGAAACGAATATACCTAGGATATCTACGTGTGAAAAAAGAATAAGTGGCATAGAAGCGAGTATACATAATCTACCCGAAATAGAGCGTTTAAGTAAAGATGTGTCCGCTATTCAAACGTCTATACCAATCATTCATGACACAAAAAAGATAGTCCCATGCGTTCACGAAAATACATCTAGAATAATAGATTTGGAAAAGACAATCTCGCGATTTAATGAACTGGAACCAATAAAACGACAACTTTTGCAATTTAAACATGTATACAAAGAATTACACCGCATTGAACCACTTGAATTGCTCATGAGTAAAACTAAATCAATACTCGAACAAACTGTGGAAGATATTAAAGATCTTCCGAGTGTGCGTGAGAGAATTACAACCATCGAAAACGCACCACTCGAAGGTGACGGTTCTCTCATATCAAACATTTCTTTCACACACGTGTTATCGTGTTCGAATGAGACAAATATACCACTGAACATAAATAATGATGTCACGGCTTCGCGAATCATAACATCTAGTGCACCTAAATTAACATCCAGAATTGGAGAAGCGGATGGAATATGTTTAAGTAATTTAGCTGAAATTAATGGTTACGTAAAGGCAAATAATGGCACTACATCGGGTAACCCGGGTGGTATAGCATTTAAGACTCGTGATACGAGTGGTGATATGAAGGTTAATATGACATTGGATGCAAATGGTAAATTAGCACTCGGAACACACAAAGGACATCCATCGGCTATATTAACACTTCAATCAACAACGGGTGGTTTACTTTTACCTCGTATGTCTCACAGCGAAATGAAAAGTATACAGAAACCGACACCCGGTCTAATGGTGTATGACAACGAAAACGACACACTTTATGTATACAAGAAGTCGGGTTGGACAGAAATAAAATGAGAACTAATATAAATGGTGAAAAACCTTAACACTATCGAAAAATCCGAGAGGATCAGGATAGGTAAGCATGTTCCTGACGAACAAGCTGTGAACACCATAATAATTAATGCGTCTTCGAACGTGATAAGTGCCCCAGAAGCTGGGTTATATGTATCTCCGATCAGACTAAATAATTCATTATATTCAAATGTAATTTGTTACGATGTAACCACAAAAGAAGTCGTAGATAGTGGAATCGGTTTAAATTTACAGGGTGTGTCTGAAACTGGAAATTCAACCACGGAAACTTTGCAATTTATGAACACCACAACTAGTTTCATCACTGCGTCTAATGTGGGTATAGCCAATACAAATCCACAACACGAATTATCTGTCGGTGGCGACACATACATAGCGGGTAACCTCACAGTCGTCGGTCAGACAACTTCGATTTCGACAGAAAATCTACGTGTAAAAGATGCCATCATCGAGTTGGGTGAAAATAATACGGATAATGATTTTGTTTTTGATTTGGGTCTCATCATGACACGCCCCGGTTCAAATGTCACGGCGTCATATATCGAATCGAGCAACGAATATATCATTGGTTACACACAAAATTCGGCATCGGATACACTCATCACACCGGATACATCGAACCTCATTCAGATGCGCGTGTATGGTGATGTCACAGCAAATAGCTTCATAGGGGATGGTTCTTTTTTATCAAATGTCGTACAAGATACTGATTTATCTGCGAACCTAGATGTTATCCGAAGTGAAATGGCATCGAACACGATACAATTACGTGAAGACCTTCAATCAAATGCGACCATTTTACGCGACGAAATGACCGCGAACACGATACAATTACGCGAGGACCTCCAATCAAATGCGACGATTTTGCGAGACGAGATGGCTGCAAATACAGTTCAACTTCGAACGGACCTCCAATCAAATGCGACCATTTTACGTGACGATATGGCCGCAAACACTGTAACCATTCGGGGTGAAATGGCTGCAAATACACTTCAACTTCGAACGGACCTCCAATCAAATGCGACCATTTTACGTGACGATATGGCCGCAAACACTGTGACTATCCGGGGTGAAATGGCTGCAAATACACTTCAACTTCGAACGGACCTCCAATCAAATGCAACCATCCTTCGAAGCGAGATGGCGGCAAATGTCATTACAATTCGTGGCGAAATGGCCGCAAACACAGTCACATTACGAAGTGATTTACAGTCGAATGTAACCGTTCTTCGTGGTGAGATGGCTGCGAACACTATAAGCATACGCGAAGAGATGCAATCAAATTTAGCACTCAAAGCAAACATAGAGAGTCCCGTGTTTACTGGAATCATCACCGGTGATGGTGGTGGTATATCCAATATATCACTTCAAGACGTCACGGAATACGGGAATTCAACTGATAGAACTATCACCATGTCTAATGCACTTTCGATGGTCACGAGTGGTAACGTTGGTATAAACACACCCACGCCTCAACGCATGCTTCACGTCGCGGGTGATATCCTCGCGGATGACGACATCATAGGTGTTGATTTCTATGGGGATGATGCTACGTTTACTGGTGGTCTCACAGTTTCCAAGGACACACTCATTTATGGAAATCTGGAAGTTCGGGGAAATACGACATATCTTTCCACGCAGAATTTGCTCGTAGAAGATCCCATATTGGCTTTGGGTGCAAACAATACGAGTTCATCGCTGGATACGGGTCTCATTGTTTTAGTATATCAAGGTGATTCGAACGTAGCGTTTGGTTACAGGGGTGCGAGCAATGAGTTCATCATAAGTCATACATTGAGTTCACCCAATGACGCCGAACTCATACCCGATACATCGAATTCAATTAATGTACACGTGTATGGTGACGTCACAGCAGATTCATTCATTGGTGATGGTGGTCTTTTGTCTAACATCGCGAGTAATCTTCATCAGATAGCACTCAATGGGAATGTGACCACAGAGACGATTTATTTGAACAATGCAGTGACCGGTCTAGAAGTAGATGCGAACGTGGTAGTAGGTGGAAATGTTACGGCTAACACGTTTCTTGGGGATGGTGGACTTTTGTCTAACATCGCGGCAACTTTGCAAGAAGTGTCAGATAACGGAAATGTGACATCCAATACAATACTACTGACAAACACGGATGTTGGCCTCGTGGCCACTGGTAATGTAGAGGCTGCGCGTTTTATTGGTGATGGTTCGTACCTCACGGGAATCTCAACTGTGAGTAATTTAGAAGGTATCGTAAATAATGGAAATGTATCTTCAAATACAATCCAACTCACAAACGCAGATGTGGGTCTCAAGGCCACTGGAAACATAGAAGCGAACTATTTCGTGGGTGACGGGTCTAGACTCACGGGAATAACAGGTGGTGGAGGTGGTAGTAGTAATCTAGAAGACATTGTACTAAACGGAAACGTCACATCTCAAACGATACATATACAAAACACCGTGAGTCTCACGACGACGGGCAACGTGGGCATCGCAAATACAAATCCCATGTGTGACCTAGCAGTTGGATCAAACCTATGTGTTAACGACATAAGTTCGAACGTCTTAACAGTGGATGGAAACATTTTGGCGCACCAAATAACCCTCGATAGCATACGTATAACCTCGGGGCAATCCCTTCAATATGTGACTAATTATGGGAATACAACGTCTAACACAGTCCAATTCACAAACTCGGTGACGGGTCTCGTGACGACGGCGAACGTGGGTATTGCGAACTCAAGTCCAATACACACACTCGACGTGGGCTCAAATCTCTGGGTCGAGGATACGGGATCGAATGTCTTATACGTGAACGGAAACATTCATGCGACTGACGCATTAAGTGTTGGGTCTAATTTACACATAGAAGACACGAATTCCAATGTACTTGTGATAGACGGAAACGCATCTATAAACGATACACTCTTTCTCAGTGCGGTTGAACTTGACGTGGTAACATCAAACACCTCCTCACAAACTACTCAGTTCACAAACTCAAACGTGGGTGCGGTCTTCACCGGAGGCATCGTCATCAATGACGGGTCGTATAAGTGTAAACACTACGCCTATAGTAACGTGAGTGTACCAACTAATTTCGCAAACGTGGCGATGACGTTCGCATCCAATGTGTTTCACGCGAAAATTACGGCACAGCTCACACATGGAAATGAGGAAGTGAGCACAATGATTCTCGATGTTCAGGGCGGTACGAGAGACGGTACGACCTCTTCGCTCAATATAGCATCCGGACCTGGGTCCGTCTTTGGACACAATAATACAAAACCATGGAGTATGAGCGTGGGCACAACACCCACAAAGGTCATACTAGAACCAAGCTCGGCAGGTACGTCGGTGTATGGTGTGGACGTATACATAGAATACAAGTCTTCATCAACAGAAGGTAAGTTAGACTCAATTAGTATAGGTGCGGATACCGTAAAATCTTTTGTATATTAATAGTAATGCAGAGCGCGTCAACAAATATAACTACTTTTCCCGGAAAAGTAGGTATTTCAAACGCAAATCCTACACATACACTTGCTATCGGCTCAAATGTATATGTAGACGATACAGGCTCTAATAAACTCACTGTAACGGGGGTAATCTCAGGTGATGGTTTGGGTATCAGTAATATCCAAACGGTGAATGTATTGGGACTGACTGATAACGTGGCGAGAATCGCAACTTTGGAAACTGATTTAGACGACAATTCAGCTCGGATATCAACCGTTTCAACCGATTTGAGTGACAATTCGTC